GTGGCAAAGTCATTGTGATCATAGGCCAGACCCAAGACGTCACAAGTGGTAATTGCCCCGTCAGGCCCAGTGCCAGTGGCAATGTTGCTGTTGACAAAGCTGGCCACTGATGAATCTATAGCCGATGTCTGTGCTTCAATCAACGGCAAGCCAGCCATGGTGTTGATGCCACCTAGAGTGGTTGGTTGCCAGTATGTGGTATCTGTAATGTCAGTTCCTGCAGGTACATCATCCTGTGCTTGATAAAACTGTGTGGCAGGCAACAGCTGAGCAAGCCCGTTAAAACTGGGTGCATCAGCCACAACATCATTGGCCAAGTATTCTCTTGTGTCATCCCATGGCAAGCGAGTAAATCCTTGAATGGTTTCGGCCAAAGCAGGCAATGTGGTATTTTCAATGTTGCTAATCTGTTGCAAACTGGCTTGCACTGCTTTGTTGGCCACAGCTTGGTCAGGCGGAATGATCTTGGCCAATTCATCACAGCCCGATGGACTTGGTAAGAATATGCCAACAACATTCTGCAACGTCATGTCTACCTGTCCCAACGGATTGTATATTGGCTGCGCACCATTGGGCGTTGGCGTTTGCATGGTTTGATAGCTGTTGGGAAATACCTTGGTTGGATTGATTAGATCTGCCATGGTTGCAATATTGGCAGTGGTAACATCCAATATATCCATGACTTCCAACAGGTCCTGACCTGTGACTTGTGTCATGGCCTGATAAGCCAATTTTTGCAGTGAGTTAAACTCGTTGGTGGCAAGTCCTTGCTGATTGAACAGGCCAAACTGGTTGTTGTTGACTAAGTCAACAATGTTTTGATTGGTCATTCCCAGTTGCAACATCTTTTCCCTGAGTGCTGGTGCGGTGCCGCCTTGTATGTTGCCCACGGCACTGAGTTGTTGTAATAATCCAGCTGGTGTGCCATACAATTCAATGTTCTTTAAATTGGTCAGCTCGCCTTGGTTGGCTAGATCGGTAGCAAACTTTGGTAAGTCAGTGTTGACCAAAGACAAGTTGTTTGTGACCAAGTCACTCATGCTGGTAAACGTAGGTCCAAGATAGGTCTGAGCGTTGACTGTGCTGTTGATCAAGGTGTTGGTTGCATTGACGTAACCTTGAACCCCCATAAATCCCTGTGCAAATTTACCAATGTCGCCATCACCAAGATAGGCATTGCCCAACTGTTCCATAAAAATGCTCAGCCCTGAAGGGTCTAAGGTAGAACCATCAATACTGGGAGTAAGGTAGTCAACATAATAGGCGCTGTCCAAGCTGGGATATGATCCCACTGGTGATGTCGGAACACTGTTGCCCAAGGCTGGACAGACAGTATTTCCTATGCTCAACAATCGATTCAATGTGGTTTGGTTGGCAAAAGCCTGTGCCTTGTAAAAACTCACAGCGGCAAAGAAATTTGCCATGACCGTGGTGCTGTTGAAACTGTTTAATGCTGTGCGCAGAGCCTGTGGCAGCGGCAACAGGCCTTGATTGTTTAGCAATCCTGCGGCAGCGGTCAGTTGCAACGGTGTGTATTGACCTTGTGCCATTATCCCACTCTTACATCGCCTGAGCCGCCAGATCTAGCATGACCGCAACTGTCTGCGCAACCTGCTGTCACAATGGGCACTCCACCGGCTCGTACTGATCCGTTGCCACCTGTGGTAACAGCGGCTGCATGTGGTCGATGAGGCCGACCCCAAGGCGCATGTGCTGCCACAGACACGCCATTTACAACCACTGGCGACCCATTGACACGCACAGATGCTATGCCGCCAGTTGCGGCCCCACCTGCGCTGTTGGTATCGCCTTGACGTTGTGCGGCTGGCATGTTATCCTACTAGTATTTTCTTTTCTGGTACCTTGATGCCAGTAGTGGCTTCTAAGTATTTCATTCTCACCGAATCGTCAGTTTTGCTCACAAGACTCACGCTAGAAGTATTTAGTTGGATTTCTTCCTGGGGGTCTGCTGTAAACAAACTGGGCACCAGTCCCATGCCTTGTGGACCCGGGGCAATGCTCACAGGATCTTCTAATACAATCCATTCTCCTCCAGATTGTTTGACCTTGGCTACCATTTCTTCGCCTGAATTCATTTTGAATGTGTACACTGTGTTTGGGGTAAGTGCAATTTGAGTCATGTTTTGCTTTCTGTTAAATGTTGTCGGAGTTCGGTAAATCCACCTATGAGTTTTCCGTCAAGAAAAATCTGCGGTACGGTACGGGCATTGGGCACTGCTTCCAGCAGTTCTTCTCGAGTGTAACCATCACCTATTTTGCGTTCTTCAAATTCAATACCACGCTGTGTCAGCAGTGATTTGGCTTGATCGCAAAATGGGCAGTGGTATTTGCTCCACACTATGGCTTTCATTTTATTTTCCTTCTTTTGATTTGTCGTAAGTCTTGGCAAAGATATCTGTTTTTACAACACCATAGTCACCGGGACCATGTTTCACAATATAGTCATTGCCACGAGTGTATTCTAAGTTGCCCCAGCTTGCTTTGACAACACCATCATGGTCAGCAAGTCGAGCTACCTTCATGATCTTTTTAGGTGTAGCTGTGCCGTCACCGTTGTCGTCATAGTAAGCTGAAAACTTGATAGGACTTACAGGATACCGCTCGCCTTTAGGACCAGTAATAATCTTGTGACCCACTGTGTAGTTCACAGGACCTTCTAGTGTGTCTATTGTACCATTATCGGTTGCTGTTTCATACTTGATAGGGGTTGGGTGCTTGTAGGTTTCGAACCCACCTTGTTGGAACCATTCGTCGTTGATCATATGTTTGGTAAATCCTCGTAGTCTATGCCGTCGCTCATGACGCCAATAACATAGTTGGTTGATTCGTTTTCTTGCAGGGCAGTTTGTTTCTTGCTGGTGTCCACATGCTTGTTAAACCATGGAATAGGTGTAGAGCGTGGTGCTGGCTCTTGATACTTGATACCAATTTCTTTCAGTGCATTGGCTGCTGTGTAATCCACAAAGTCTTTGAGAATGGTTGCATTGAGTCCAATCACAGGACCAAACTTGAACAAATAGTCTGCCCAGGCTTTTTCTTCACGAATAACATCCAGGTACATTTGATAAACTTCGGCTTCACATTCAGTCTTGGCTTGAGCAAAACGCGGATCTTCTTTCACAACTTGATTGATCATCCAACCAGTCCACTCTTTGTGCAAAATTTCGTCTTGCAAGATCAAACCAATAATGTTGCCGTTGCCAATAAAAATACGATTCTCAACCATGGCCAAGCTGGTGGCAAAGCTGACCATAAAGCGGAATGCTTCCAATGCGTAGCTGGCATTGAGTGCCAACCAAATTGCTTTGATATGTTCTTGTTCGCGAACCATACCTGTCATTTCACTGCTTAATTCTTTATGGCAATTTATTCTGTGTAGTTCGTCGTAGTAGTTGCCCACACTTGATGCCATGTCCACAATCTCTTGTGTGTCATGAATGGTGTTGAACACATCCTTGGGCACGTTGTAGATGTTGCGAATGATGTGGCTGTAACTACGTGAGTGAATGTTGGTTTCAAAGAACGTCCAGTTGTACACCAATGCTTCTAGTTCTGGTAGACTTATGACCGGAGTAAAGACTTGACTTGGACCGCGGCCTTGCAAACTGTCCAATGCTGTTTGACGCAAGAGATTTGATGTAAAAATATGTTTGACAGTGTCAGACGCATCTTTAAAATCTTGACTGTCCTTGGTCAAACTAATTTCTTCTGGCACCCAAAAGAATCCACGAGCTTCTTGTTCATACTTGGCTAGTTTGTTGTACTTGACTTCTTCAAATCGTTGTATGGTTACAGGACCAGCTGGGTCCAAAAACATCTTGCGCTGGAGATAGTCGGTACGCTTTTTTAAATCATATTGTTGTTTGCTCATATTATTATTCCAGTGAGTATGTAATTACCAATGCCTTATGGTGTTTGCTATAATAAACCCACAGGTCACAACATGTATTATAACCCAAAAGGTCTTGAAGAACAAGGCCAATCG